TTCGATGTCGCAGAGGCCCAGCGTCTCGGCGTAAGCCTTTGCCCGCTCGTCGTCCCACTCCATGTCGATGATGCCGCTGCGCGGCCCCAGCACGGCGCCGATGTTGAACGGGATACCCTCCTCCAGCCACGCCAGGATTTCGTCCTCGGTGGTGGCGGCGCGGTTCGCCCAATCCTTGCCGCGAGGGTGCTTGCCGCACTGGAGTTCGGCTGGCCCACCGACGCGGTGGTCGGGGTTCGCGCAGGTGCAGTGACCCTCTGGTGTGATGCCGTACAGCCGCGCGATGTGGATGCCCTTGCTGATCGCCAGGGCGGCGGCGCGAAAGAGAACGTCAGGATTCCATTCGTATGCCATGAGAACCTCCTTGTGTGTTGGAAAAGCCCCCGCGGGGCCGGCGTCATGCCGGCCCCGCGGCAGGCCATTCGCTCGCCGGGGATGGTGGGAAAGGTGACACCAGTGCCCTCGGCAAACTTCCGCTGTTACGACGCCACGACGCGGCTAGGCGACCGGCCCGCCACCGATGACGTAAGGCGGGTTTCCGCCGCCGGCCCGGCCGGGTAGGTCACTCGTCCTCGTGGCTGACGACCGGAGAGCCGGCCGGCGGCGCGTTAAACATCGCCTTGAGCGGCACCGTGTAGGTCGCCCGCGCCACCTCGGCCTGCTCGTCGCTGATCGTGCCGACGAGACGCGGCACAATCTGCGAGTACGGCTGGCCGCCGCTCGACTTCACCTTCTGAAGCCGCAGCCCCACCACGCATCCGTAGTGGAAGTTCGGCAGCCGCTTGCGAAACGGCTCAAACACCGCAAGCGACCCCGGCCCGATGGTCACGAGTATCGGCCATGTCTCGCCCTGCCGCAGCAGCGCGAGCACGCGGCTCTCCTTGACCTTCTTGCCAGCACCTGACCCTTTCCCCGCGCCCCAGCCGAACTCGGGCGACGTGGAGATCGCCGTCCAATCGTACTTGCGGTCACCCAGGCGGTACTTCTCCAGGCTCTTGGGATCGATTTCACCCAACTCATCGCTCACGCGGTAGCCAATGATGAGGTCGTGCGTCACGATCACGGGCCGCATGTCGCTTGGGTCGGCCTTCGGCCACAGCACCCCGCGCTTTCCAATGGCGACGAGCACGCCGACCAACTCGTCGGTGCTCTCGACGTTACCGTTCGTGTCCACGTTCCACTTGGTCGCACCGCCGGCCGGCGTCGGCACCCGCACCAAGTCCTGCTCTCGCATCGGCTCGCCGTCGAGGTTGGCCTGGATGATCGCCGCCTGCCTGCTGCCGACCGCCAAGGCCGGGTAGTCCACGGGCTTCACGTCCGTACTGATTGCTGTGCTCATAGTTTCTCCTTGAGCGCACTTTCCGATCCATCAACGCCGGCACCGCAACGCGCGGCCCGGCACGTCTGCTGCTAGTCCTTGCGAGGCAGGGTCACATGCCGGATGCGCGGCTGAACGAACTCGCCAACCAGCCCCTCAAACGCCGTCCCCGCGGAGTGCTCGGCGTGCGCGGGCTTGCCGGCGGCCTTGGCCTTTTCCTTGAGGATGGCCTTGAGCCGCGCGGTGTTGACCATCGCGACCTCTTTCTCCACGCCCTCGGCCTTGGCGGCCGCGAGCACGGCATCTCGCCGCTCCTGACTCACGCTCATGGAGTGGTCGTATTCGACGCGCCACGAGCGGCCTGCCACGCGGACGCCGTCGAGCCGCTGTTCCAGCATTTCCTCGACAGCCAGCCGCTCCAGATGCTGGCGGCGCTTCCCCAGGCGGTCGGCCTCGTCTTCCAGTTCGCGGGTCTTGCGGTCGATCTCTGCGATTTCAGAAAGGTACGCCTGCAACCCCGTTGTCTCGGGTTCGGTAGCCTGCGATGACAGCATCGATCACTTCCTTTCTTTGGGAGAGGGCTTCATAGACGCGACCGTCCACGGTCTTTCGCGCGTTCGGTAGCGTAGCGATCAAATGATAAAAGTGCGTGGTCTTCGTCTGGCCTGGGCGGTGCAGCCGCGCGACGGCCTGAAGGTATTCCGCGAGGCTGTAGCCCAGCGAATAAAAAAAACCGTAGGCGCACATGCTCATATCCACGCCAACGCCGCCGCTGGCAATCTGCGCCACAAGGAGATTCGTCCGACCGGCCTGCCACTCGGCAAAGTCGTTTATTCTACCTGACAGTTCGCTGACGCTGCGGCCAACGCGCTTCGCTGCGTCGATGCCGGAGTCGAGGTCGGAACGAAACCGACAGAACACGACCGCCTGCTCGTCGGGGGAGAGGTCGGCCAGACGATCCTCCAGCGCCGCCTGCTTGCTCGGACGCTCATCGATCCGCTTGGCGGCCAGTTGCTCGTCGTACTTGACGTAACCGCCGCAAATCTGCTGAAGCCGCAGCACCGCGACCATCGCGTTGGCCGGCGTGACGGTGCCGGCCTCGCACACCGCGCAGAATTCTCGCTCGACCTCCATGTAGAGCGAGGCTTCTGCGGGCGTAAGTTCGACCGGCACGTCCTCGACCATCAGCGGCGGGAGGTCGAGCACGTCTTCGCTTTTACGGAGAAACGTCGTGGCGGCGACCTTCTCGGCAAACTCCTGTTCCATGTCGCGCCGCAGGCCCAGGACGGCGCCGCGGATATGCGGATGGATGGCGAAGTATTTCGCCTTGAACATGGTCACGAGCGACCCGAACGTCGGGCACTCCGGCGACTCGACGGCTCGCCACGTCCCCAGCGCGTCTAGGGGAGAATGAGCCAGGAGCGTGCCAGACATGCCGATCCGCTTGGCTGTCGGGTTCCGTTTGCAGAGTTTCGCGGCCCACTTGCTGGCGGCGCCCGTCGCGCTCTTGAGCCGGTGAACCTCGTCCCACACAAGACAGGCCCACGGCACTCGGTCAAGCGTCGGCATTAGCCGCAGGCTCTCGTAGTTGCCAACGATGATGAGCGGCGACGTGTCGCAGAGGGCCGCCACGATGCGGGCCTCCTTGTTGCGGGCCGTGCCCTTGTCGAGCACGAGAACCCTGACGTTCGGCAGCCACAGGCCCGCCTGCTTCGCCCAGGCCGGCATCACCGCCTTGGGGCAGCCCACGAGGATGCGGGCCGGCTTCCCTTCCAGCCTGCACTCCTCAATGAGCAGTCGGGCGACCTCCAGGGCGACACGGGTTTTCCCCGTCCCCATACCGCAGTGGAGCAGAACGTCCCTGCGCCCCATTGCGTATTTGATCGCGTCCTGCTGGTGCTGCCACAACCAACTCATCGCACTCCTCCTTGAGCGGGAGGGGAGGATAGGGGTTGGCAGGCTACCCGTCAAGACACAAAACGAGGCCCGTCAGGCGTAGCGGGCTTTGCCCCGTTTTTTGCCGGCCTTCTCGGCAGCGGCGACCTCCCGGCGGTTGGCCTCGCACGACCGCCGGCTGATGATCAGCCCACGGCTGCCACCGCTGTGCCGGGGATTCCACGGCACGCGGCCGCAAATTTTGCCCTGCGTGACCAGCCTGGGCACCAGCGAAATGTGGACACCTAGTAGTTTGGCGGCCTCGGCCGTCCCGATGGCGTCGTCGTAGTCGATCTTCGGCGTCATGGCCGCCAGCCGCTTGAGCATCGCTGGCCGGTCGTCCAGCCACGCCCGCGGTCTGTACGTCCTGCCGGCCTTGCCGGCCTGCGCGATCTCGTAGTCCGCAAAGTTTTCCTGACAGGAAAGTGACGAGAAGATCGCGAACGAGCGGTCGCTTTTCGTGGCGGCGACGGGGTCGAGAAGCCGGCCCGTCAGCACCCCCGCGTCGAACATGCGGCCGGGCCGCGTGAAATGCACGCCCATGAGAGCGGCGGCCTCGTAAGACCCAAGGGCATAATCTTTCTTCGCCATCTCACCCCTCCAGCCAACGTGTCCGCTGGCGCCAGCCTATCCGGCGCCCGCGGAAATCATCGCCTAAACGGTTGAGATTGACAATTTAACTGGAGGCGGCAACAGTCATATGTCATCGGCGGAATGATCCGCAAGGACACGCAAAGGAGTGCCCAGATGACACGACGGTGGACGGTGCTGGTTGATTGGACGGATGGCCCAGTGGAGGACACTGACGAGGTGGTGGTCACGGCAGCAACGCCGTCGGCGGCCGTCGCGGCAGCCAAAAAAGCGTGGAGGTTGACCATCGGTGCGGAGTGGCCTGCGTGCAAGTTGACGAACGTAGAGATTGCGACTAGCGGAACCCACCCACCCCCCCCCCAGTTAGGTAGTCGGGGGGGTAACTCCTGCTGATTGTGTGGGGAATGTTTCCTTCATGAAAATGAAACTCACCGAATTGCTCCACGACTTCTACGCTCCGATGCGCCGCATCTCTGATCGGACAATTGAACTCTACGGATACACGATCAAGAGTTTTGGCGACTTCCTTGGGCGCGAGCCGACGGTCGCTGACCTTGACGAACTCGTGGTCGCGAGGTTCTTGGCGCACAGGATTCGCACTCGCGAGCCGGCCACGGCCGCCAAGGATAGGGCACAGTTACGCGCATTATGGGAGTGGGCGGCGCGAGGCAAGATGGTCGATACATGGCCCCGCATCCAGCCCGTCAACGTGCCAGAGCGGGTGCCGGAGGCGTGGTTTACGGAGGAGTTTCAAAGGCTCCTGACAGAAGCCAGCAAGGAAACGGTGACCATCTCGGGCACTCCGGCCGCGCTTTTTTGGCGTGCGATCCTACTCGTGTGCTACGACACGGGGGAGCGCATATCGTCTGTGCTCGCGCTGCGATGGCGCAACGTGCGTGGCCTCACGGTTCTCTACGAGGCAGAAGATCGCAAGGGCAAGCGGCGCGACCTACTGCGAGAGATCACAGAGCAGACCGCCGAAGCCATGCAGGCAATCAAGGGGAGTCGGACGCCGGATGACGCCGTGTTCCTGTGGGACAAGAATCCGAAATACATCTGGCGGCGGCTGGCGATCATCCTCAAGCGAGCGGGGCTGCCAAGCGGCCGCAAGGACAAGTTTCACAAAATTCGTAAGACCTGCGCGAGTTACTCGCAAGCCGGTGGAGTCTCGGCGCAGGACGTGCTCGATCACGCCGATCCAAAGACGACGCGGAAGTACCTCGACCCCAGGATCGTGAAGCCCCCTTCCGCGATCAGCGTTCTGCCGAAGGTTGGGTAGCGGCCTTTGCGGGCTTGGCGGCCTCGATCTGCTGCCGGTAGCGGCGGCAGTCTTCGCGGACGACGGGGTTGTGCCGGCTCCACGACATGAGGTGCCCGTGGACGAAGTGGCACGGGTCGCCGCAGAGTACGACCAGATTGGAGGGGTCGAGTTCCAATTCCGGCCGCCCGATCTCTTTGGCGACGTGGACGGGGATGACGTGATGCACCTCAAGGTCGTTCGCCCGCCCACACGCCTCGCAGAAAGGCTGCCGGCGAATGGCGTCGGCCCGCACCTTGGGCCACCGGCCTGACCTGGGGGCACCGAACAGTTCGCCGGCCCGCCTCCGTAGCCACCAAAACACTAGGCTCGCTCCTGCGAAAGAGTGTCGCCGCCCTGCGTCAGCAGCCTTTCGCCGGCCTCTGTCAGCAGCGAGTAGAACGACGGGGGAGCGATCAGCGGGGGCACAGTGACGCTGACGACGGCGCCAGCGTCCACTACCGCGACGGCGGCCTGCTGCGTGGCCGAGAATGGCACAGATGCGGCCGGTGTAGCGGCCAAGGCGATGGCGGCCGCATGGACGAACGCCGGCACCACAGACGTTGCCGCCGTTGCCGCCGGCACAATCGACGCAGCCTGCGTGAAAGAGAAGGCAAAGGTCATGGCAGCGCTGCGGAGAATGAGCCGCTGACCGCGCACCGCTTCGCGCCAGACGGCGCCGTCAGTTGCAGCCTCCACCTCCTGCTCGCTGAAACGTAAGAGAAGTTTTCGTAGGCAATGGTGAGGTCGCCCGTGGTCGCGGTTGTCACTGTGACCGAGAGCGGCACAGTCGCGACCGATGTGTCGATTTCCTGAAGTATGTCGGCCGAAGAAGACGACGCCTTCACCGCGAAAATGTCGGCCGTGACCGTGTATCCGGTGATGTTCAGCCCAGTGAGTTGGATCGGGATCGACACGGTGTCACCGACGGCCGCGGTGATATTGAGAGTGCCTGGAAGTTGAGAAAATTCAGCCATGATGTCCTCCTCCGGTCATTCGCCTGCGGGCCGCTGGATCATCGCGACAGCCTCAGCCATCGGCACGATCTCTATTTCCGAGAATCTGGTCGCGTCGAGGTGCGAGAAGCCTTCCGCCAGAAGACCCCCAGGCCCGACTTCAGTCAGCATGTCGCCTGCCACCATCCAGCGGCCGTCTGTCAGCCGAACCGGCGACACGCGGAGCCACGGGCATCCGTGCGCTTGCTGAATCTCGTCAAGCCGCGCGGCCAGCGAATCACCGAAGACCAGTGCGATCTCCAGCGATTCGGCGTATGCAAGCGGCAATTGGCCCGCTAAATCTTGAAGCGTCATGCGCGTCCCAATTCCTGCTGGAGTCTCAGCCACGCCGTCCCAAACGCATAAGCCTGAAACTGCGTCAGGGGGTCGCCAATCGTGTAGCCTCGGCATGTGCCGACGGCTGCCGCGTACCCGTTCACGCTCGTCGTCGCGGCGCCGCCGCTCACGTTCGTGTAGCCTGCTGCCATCACGCAAAACTGGGACAGCGGCTGCTGCGTCGATGTATTTGCGGTCGTCGTCTCGGTCAATATCCGCTCACCGCTCTCGTAGAACCACAGCGACGTGGACGAGGATCGGTTGACGATCTTCAGGTTTGCGGTTTGCGTTAGCCCGCTTTTTGTCGGGTTGCCGAACACGCCATTGATGCCGTAGGTCGTGCCGCCCCAGATTACATACCAACCTCGTGGGCTTGTTATTGGTTCGTTGAAGAATCCACCGATTAGGTAGCGGTTTGGTGCATCCGCGCCGGTGTAGTCGATCCCGATGTGCCCCGTCGCCCAATCAGTTCGCAACTCCGCAAACGTCCCCAGCGTCAGATAGCGCGTCGAGCCGTTGCCTACCAAACCTCCGGCTTCCGTCCACGACGCGGACGAGAAGTTGTTGTTCGTGTCGATGGTGCCGCCATATTGCGTGCCGCTTCGGCTCGGGCCGCGGTAGATAGGCACCATCGCAGCGGCGATGGTGTTCCCCGCGAAGACGTTCGCTCGCCATATTTTGCTTCGCAGGCCAGCAGCCGCGACAGCCACGCAAAATCTGGTCACCGCGGCGCGTGTAGCCGTTGAAACAGAAGCGCCCTGCGCGCTCACGCGGCTCACCCAATCGTTGGCGTCCGCGACACCGTCATATCCCGGTATGTAGGTGTCGGCAGTTTGGAGCGCCGAGACGCTGCTGTTCAACGACGAGACTGTCGTGCTGATGCTGCTGACTTGGCCGTTTGTGTAGGAGAACGCTCCATCGATGCTGGTGATGACATTCCCCAGGTAGTCGTCTGTCGCGATATTTACAGTGAATAGATCGGAGACATAGGTCTGAACCTCCGTCAGCGTGCCGACCGTCGTCAGCGCACCTCCCGTGGTCGTCACGACGATCTGGTCGGCGGCCGCGCCGATGGCGCCAGCGTTGGACAAGTTCCCGTGCGTGTGTGCCGTTTCCGCGGCGCCGACGCTGGCCGCTGTTGCCGAAATCGTCCCACTGCTGACGTTGATTCCGCTGCCGACAACAACGGCTCCGGCGGCGGTCGTCGTCGCGGATGGGAGCCTCGCGGCTGCCAGGACTCCACTGGTGATGTCGGCGGCAGCGTGCGTATGACTGGCCGCCGCAGCGCCGATGGCGGCCGGCGTGACCTCGTCGGAGCCGCCGGTGCCGTGGGTGCTGGCGTGGGCTGACGGCGGGCCGCCGCCCAAGGCCGCGATAGCGGCCAGCGTCACTTTCGTCGTCGCCGTGCCGGCCGCATCGCTTACCGGCACGACGCTTGTCGAGACAGCGGAACCGCTTGTCAACTCGCTGATTTTCTTGTCGGCCATCTGGTCAGTCCTTACTTTCGGCGCTCGGGCCTGGGCGGCCGCGGTGCCGGCACGTCATCGCTGGGCGTCAGCCATGAGTACCAATCTGCGAAATGCTCCAGTGGCCCGCCCGGCACCGCCTCGGCAAGAGCGTCATCGCACGCCAGCCACCCGCCCTGCGTGCCGCGTACCACGTTGACCCGCACGCTGCCTGTATTGATCGCCGCCAGTGATGCGCGCTGCTCGTCAGTGACTGCAAGCCAACCCATTAGACGTTCCTCCCGAGAGCCGTTTGGAACGTAATCATGGCGCTGCGAAACGCCGTGCGTGCGGCAGCCGCGCCAAGCGACTTTCCGACTGAGTACGCAGACAGTGAGCCATCACAGCACGACGGTGCGTATTCAGGCAGTGCGCCGGTTGCCATAAATAGAATCTGAGCGCCGTCTTGGGAATCAAAATTGAAGCCGTATGGCGATAGCGTTCCCGTGATGTCCGTGTTGTTCCGAAAATAGAATCCGGTCGCAGGCGCGGTTTTTTCCGCGAAGTGCAGTCCGTACCCTGCGGAAGTACCAAACAATTCCCCCTCGCCGTAATTCCCTGAGCCGACGCGGAAAACTGGCGAACTGTCTGCGACAGAGGTATCGCTGGCCTGACCGACGCCCATCGCAAGCCCGTTGCTGTAGTTGTCCCAAGTGTAGGCGCCGAAATGCGGCCCTAAGTTTGATGTACGGTTGTAAACGCTGGCGTGAACATCGTCGTAGTCTGCCCCAAACGTCTTGACAGTTCCAATGGTCAGGCCAGTGTCAAAGTATTTAGTGGCAAGATTGCCTGTCAGGCCGGTGGATTCTGTGTAGTCGGCTGACACAAAAGGGCCATTGTTTGCGTCGTAGGTCGCTCCGTACTGCGTGCCGGTTGGAGAAGCGCCGCGATATAAAGGCGTGCGAGCGGCAGCCAGATTCCCGCCGCAGAGGAGACTCAAACGCAAGAATTTGCTGCGGATGCCAGCCGCATCAATGGCTGTGCAAAAGTCACTAACCGCCTGCATTGTGGAGGCGGTGATTCCGGTGCCACCATTTGCCAGCGCTGCCGTGCGCCACGCCAGTGCCTCTGGGTGGTAGGTCGGGCCGGGTGCCGGCTTTGCCAGAGAGATGGCGCCGCCGATGAATCGAAACGCTCCGCTGGTGTTCAGGAACGCCATGTCAGTACGCTTGGACTGCCAGTGTCGTTGAAGCGCCGGTGTCGCAGATTGCGGAAATGCCGCTGGTGAAGATTGGCGTCAGGTCTTGGTCGAGCAGCAGCGAAGCGCCGGCGGCCAGGGGGACGCCGTTGCTCGTCGTCAGGGCGCTCGTCGTCGGCACCAACTTGAGGTAGGCTGTGGACGAACCGTTGTTGGCGATGGCGATGAATTGGTAGTTGTTGCCGCTGGCAGCGGCCAAGACGCTCGTCGCGGTTGTCCCTACGCTCACTGACGTGAAAACCACTGCTGCCATGTCTAGTTTCTCCCCTCAATGTTGGTCACCGCGTCCCGTCGCGTGAGAGCGGCCTTGATTTCGATCTGCCCGGTCGCAAGTTCCTCAAGCGTTCTGGCCTGCTGCTGTTGCACTTCTGACGTTGTCTCAAGGAACTCAACGTGGCTTTTCACGACCGGCTGAACGACCGTGCTGTGAATCGCAACGGCGGCCTCGCGGCCGAAATACACAACCGCTGCCAAGATCACGCAGGGGACTCCAAAGCGGTCAGCGATACGGAGAAACGTATCGATTGTGCCCTGCTTGAATTCGTCGGCAGTCATGCCATCCTCGCCTCCATGCGAGACAACGTGTCCTGCTTACATTATATGGGTCGGTAGCCTTAGAATGGCCGCATCGACTTTCCCCGGCAGGCACGTCAGGTCGCCGTCATTCACGATGTCGCCGTCGATCAAGTAGTCGCTGATTCCGGCCTCGCTTTCGTGCGACGACGTGTCGGCTGTCAGGCACGAGGCGCCCGGCCGAACGACCCGCAGGACGACACCACCGCGCTCGCGGATGGCCCTGGCCTCGTTGTCGAACCGCACGTCTGGAACCACCACCCTGTCGTGCCGGCTGGCGGCCCGCAGTGCCGACAGCACCCACAGGTCGTCGCACACCATCTGCCGCCCCCATTCCGTCCCAAGCGTCTGAAGCAGTTGCCGAGGCGACTTTCCGATCCACGGAATCACCGCCTCCTTCACGGCTCGGTCGTGTAGCCGGTCGGTTGTGATGCCCGTGATGGCCGCCACGGCAGCGTACAAAGGGTCGGCAAACGACACCTCCACGAAGCCCAGGCTCCGCAAGATCGTCGCGACAGAACCCTTCCCGGCCCCGGCGGCTCCGCACAGCCCAATCAGTCGCATGGTCACAACTCCAGTTTCTCGCCGTCGAACAGGATGGATACGCCCAGCGTGCCCCCAAGCCACCGCATGGCGACTCCGGCATCCGTCAGCATCGACTCGGCCGCCGCGACCTCGTCTGCCCACCGCGAGGGCGTGCGCGCCCTGGTGGCCTCATGCCCAACGACGGCCGCCACGCCAGCGCAGATGATCGCCCTGGCGCAGTCAGTGCAGGCGAACCACGGGCAGTAGAGGGTCGATCCCTCGGTCGCCTGCCCGCAGGCCGCCGCCTTGTAGATCACGGCGCGCTCGGCGTGTTCGATGTATCGGTACTTCTCCGGCGCCTCCAGGCGGCTGCCGGCCGCCCACCAACGAACGGGGTAGTGGTTGGCGGCGACCGCCACCGGCATCCAACCACCGGAAGGCACGAGCACGGCCCCGTTTTGCGTGCGGGGGTCGTGCGACCGCCTCGCCGCCGCGAACGCCGCCGTGCGGAGGAGGTCTTTTTCGGTCATGTGAGGAAGATCGGGAGAACCTTCGTGACCCGGCTGTGCTCGTGATCGATGACGATGAGCGACTGACTAGGAGGCTGGTATTCGGCCTTGATCCGGTCGGCAAAGGCGTTGTGGCCGATTAGGCACCCGTTCGCGACGAATCGATAGGGCAGCCAGGAAAACGAGTGCCAGTGCCCCAGCACGTCTAAATCGGCGCGTTGGGCTTGGTTCCAGTTGGCGATAGCCTTGTTCATCGGGATCGTCAGGCCGCCGATGCCGCCCGCAAACCGGATGGCGTGACCGTGATGGGCGCGAAGCACGAAGCCGTCGAGGTCAACGATGTTGAGGTAGCCCCGGCCGATCTGCCACTTGACGGTGGGCCGCTTCTCGGCCTGGGCCATCGTCAAGTAGAGATGCTGTTCAAACGAATGTTCCTGCTCGGTAGCCATCCTGGGCTTGCCGACGCGGCCGTGGTTGCCGCAGGCCGTCGCCACGAGCACCGGGGCGATCTCGTGCATGGCGTCGATCACGCCGGCCAGCCGCTCGCCGGCCCAGCGGGTCGCCGCCAGCGGGGCCAGCGACGTGATTTCGACCAAGTCTTCGTGGATATGGCCTGTAATGAGGTCACCAAGGCAGGCCACGACGATGCGGCGAATGTTCGTCAGCCCTCGCTCGTGCTCTATGAGCATCGACGCTCGCTGCACCAGTTGCTTGATGCGGCGGTCGGCAATCTCCAGCGAGAACTGGTTGAGCGAGCGACAGGTAGAGGGGTCTACAGTCTCCTCGACGTGCCAATCAGACACCACGAGCACCACCGTCGCCTCTGGTCGCTTGCCTGCGGCCTTGGCCCGCGGAATCCGCTTGGCCCTGACGCCGGCAAGTGACGTCAGGTTCCTGACTGCCGCCTGCTCTGTGTCCAACTGCTTGAGCGCGGCGAGGTATTTCTTCTTCATCGCGGACAGTTCGTCGCGAAGGCGAGCGGCCTCCGCGTCGGCGGCGATGGCGAAAACCTCGTTCTTCATAGGTCTTTGTTGAGCCAATTTCGGATTCCTTCCACGCTGATGACCGCGATCCCTCGCGATTTGCAGACCCTGTGAATCGCCCTCGCGACACCGCGGCCCGTGCCAGCGAACTTGCCCTCCTTCCACTCCGACTTGATGGCGAGAATCTCTTGCCTGTCGGCTACGCTCATTTGCCGCAGCCAATCCACCCTCGGCGGTTCTTCCGCGGCAGCAGCGTATATTTCGTCGCGGATGCTGCGATCCTGGGCCTTCGGCATCTGTCACTCCTTTTCGTGGTCGCGGTAGCCCAGCGCCCACAACACGCGGGCCAAGTCTCGGGCCGACTCGGTGATGTGCGACTCGCCAACGGTCGGGAAGCAGACATGGAGGACTTCGTGGCAGATCGTCTCCAGCCTGGATCGCGACTTGAGCCGCTCGTCCACAAGGATTTTCCGCTGCATCTGCGGGTTCTTGTGGTCTGGAACGTAGGCCCAGCCGGCGGCGCTGCCCTTCAGCCGCGTGAAACGCAGGAGGTATCGAAGCCCGCAGATGACAAAGTGGTGGTCTTTGGGCATTGGCAGATTGTCGGTCGGTAGCCTACGGCAGTCAATGCGATTTTCGGGCCTTCCAGATTGCCCGCCTTACCAGAAGCCTCGCTGCCGTGTCTGAAAACGGCAGCCCCCTGCGCTCGGCCTCGGCCCGCAGCCAGCCGACGATCTCGTCCATCCTGGCAATGCACTCGTCTGGACCCCAGGCGTCCATCTGCCGGGCGTGGGCGTTACAGGGGCACGTTGGCGTGGCGACGATCCTGAAGGGCCAGCCTGCCAGCATGGCCTTCATGTGGCCGCCTGGGCCAAGTGGAGGCGGCGGTGATGGCGGCCCCGATCTAGCAGCGGCTGGCGACTGTCTCTTGCGAGGGTATGACGGGTGATGCTCGTCCACCGTCACCGTGTCGGCGTCCTGCGACACGATGCACGGCCGCACCTCATCGGACGTGTAGCCGCGAGACTGACAAACAAACTCAAACAGTTTTCGTGGGCCTGTAATCACGGGAAAATGTTCAGCAGGCAAGTTGGGAGGTAGTAGGGCACGCCGCACAAGTAAATCCACGCACTAGGCCCGTACTCACAACAACTGGCGTACCAAGCATATTGCGCGCCGGGTATTTCTTCCACCACGCTGATGTTGTAGTAGTACCACGTCTCCTGAAGAAACGTGACCCAATCCGGCGTTGGGCGAGGGTCGGGCGGAATCTCTTGAGTCCACGACTCGGGGTTTGCGCAGTACGTCCTAACCAGCACAACAGGCTCGCTGGGGTTTTCAGGGCCACAGGGCAACTCGCAGCAGCACCCGCTTCCTATGGCGACGGCGCTGCCGCGCATGACGACCCTGCCGCCGTTCATCGATATATTCACCATGCGTCACGTCGCTGTGGCCGTCGAGCAGGCCGTCACGTCAAACCACTTCATGCAGCCAGCCTCGTGGCCCAGCAACTGCACTGAAGTCGCGTTGAAACTGGGAAGGCTTGAGAAATCCACGCCGCCGATGACCATTGAGCACGTTGCCGTTGCGGCCTGAATTTCGACCGCGCTCTGCGTGCCGCTGGCATTTCCGAAAATAACGTATCTGGTGGCCGTGGTGACGGCAGTGCCGCTCTCGACGGACGGGTTGCACCAGTTGAAGACCGACACCGTGTTGGTCGATCCAGTAATCGTGACGGTCTTAAATGTGCCGGTCTGCCATGACCCCGTGAACGTCCCGACTTTCAGAGTGGTTCCGCCGCCGCCGCCACGCCGCATGTCCTGAAGCCGCGTGGCTATCTCGCTGCTGCTGCCTATCGGCGTAGCATCGACGCGACGGATGATGTTGCGGAGTTTGTCCCGCAGCCCAGGCCCGATGAGGTAGCGTTCGTTTTCGGCCATTAGATCAGCCGCAGTTTGAAGTTTGTAAAGTCGTACTCCTCGTGCGGGTTTCGGCGGTAAACTAGCACGGGCGGGACGGCCGTGCCCTTGCGAGGCGTCCCGTCGTCGTTGAGGGGGATTGGTTGTGCGCACGGCAACTGCGAAGCGCCGCCGGCTTCGTACTCATGTACCAGCACCATACCTCGCACCTTGTCGCCGCCGGCAATGTTGTCTGGCAGTGCCAGCGGCTGGAAAATCTTCTGCTCATTGTGCTTTAGCGGTTGCCCGTAAACGTCTTGATCGGCTGCCGGCCCTGCCGGGTTGAACGCCAGCACGTTAAACCCCGTGTGCGGCACAGCCAAATCCCACCCAATGTCCGCGTCGTAGGATTGCCCATTCTCCCACAGTCCCTTGACGTGGTTTTTTTGGTACGCGAACTCGTAGGAGCACAGCCAACCACGGTACAGCAGGCCGCCCCATGACTCGACCGCCGGCCTGGACGACACGCCACGAAACATCAGCGACCGCCGGAAGCACCGCAGGCTTCCAATCCAAAACTCATTCTGGTTGACGGTTCCGGCGAGCGCGACGTGCTTCGTCGGGTCGGTCGGCTCCCATTGGTCAATCGAGATAGAGACAATCGGCGCGAAGCGAGTCACGCCGTCGAGCCGGTCGCCGGGCTTGTTTGCCGCCGGCTCGGCGTTGCCAATGGGGTTGCCGTTTTGCCCGATCTTTGTCCACGAGTACGCCGGCACTTCCGACAGGCTGGTTGACGTAGACCAGTTCGCCGGGCGAATCTCGGGAGACTTGCTGTTGGGGTCTTCCTGCTGGCTGCCCGCAGTGGAGTCGTAGGTGAACGTGCAGAGGGCGACCATCCGGCTCTCGCCCTCAAACTGCGCGGCGAACGATTTGCAATAAAGGTCCGTGTTGTACGGGTGCTGGTCGCCAATCCTGACGTTGCACGTCGTCTGAATGTTGAACACCTCGCCGGCAGAATTCAGGAGAACGCGGAACACCCGCGTCATCGACGCCGTGATCTGCCCCTGACTTGACGAGAAGTTGAACGTCGTGCCTGCGGATATTTCGCTGACGAGTTTCGGCATGAATCAACCCTCCAGAACGTCTACGCGGAGCCGGGCCGTCGCGTCACCGATTGCCCTATAAGCGGCTCCGGTAGCCAGCCGAAGCACTGCCGGCTCGCCACCCCGCAGAGTCGAGAAGGGGTAGAACGTGCCGGCGGCCGAAATGCCGACCTGAACCGTCGAGGCAGTTGATGTGGATAGGTTTCGCAGGAAGGCGAGGCCCACCGACGACAGGTTCGCCGTCGAGATGCTGGTGGCGCTGGCGGAACTCGTGGACACGGTGATGGTCTGCGATTGCAGTCCCACCTGACTCATCGCTGCCGTGACGCCGTTAGCGGCCATGCTGCTGGTCAGGTTCTCCTTGGTCACTTGGACACTGATGCTGTAGTTGATGTCGGCCACTGAATACTCCTTACAAGTCGAGGACGATACCGGCGTTGCGAGCGATGTCCTTGAGGACGGCGACGACCTCCACAAGTTTCTGGTTCTGCTTTTCCAGTTCCACGATGTTGGCGTTCTTTGCGGAGTCGTCGCCCCTCAAGAGGCGGTTGAGTTCCTTCTGCCCCTGCGTGGTAGACACGTCGGACACCTCAAGCGCGGCCCTGGACGGCCCTTGGAGAATGGCGTTTTGCACCTCCTCGGCCATGCTGGCGATCATCGGAGCGGCCTGCTCCAGTTGCTCACGGCCAAAGCGGCTGGCCTGCTGGTTGGCCTGCCTTCGCGACAACAGACCCTCGTCTCTGGCGGCAACAATGTCCAGCATCCCGTTCCGCGCCTCCCTCGCGGCAACTTCGGAGTCTCGCAGGCCGATGTCGCGACCACGCTCGGCGGCGTTGAATCGCTCGTCCCGCTGCCGCTGCCGCTCGCGCTCGGCAGCGTTCCGACGATCAGCCGCATCGGCCGCCGCCTTTGCTGCTTGACCCTGCGGGCTGTCTTCAAATCGCCGCTCTTGGCGACTTTGGATGGCGGCTTTTTCTTCGGCCGCCTCAGACTTCTCCTCCGCTGACGCAGTATCGCTGTTGAGAATGCGCTGCAATTGCTCAAGCCGCCTTCTTTCTGCGGCGACTTGCGGATCGCTGGCGATGTCGGCCTCAAACGCACGCCGCCGCTGATCGTTTTCCCTACGAACGCGGGCCGCGTCGTCCTGCGATCTGCGGGCCTCTCGCTCCGCGTCTGCCCGCCTTGCAACTGCCCTGTCTGCCTCGCGGGCAGCGTCCCCAGGCCGCCGCCGATTGCCGCTTGCGTCAAACTCACCGTTTACGACATTCGCCGCTGCTGCGCGGTTAGCCTCTCGTCTGGCGTCCCCAGCCGCCGACACGGCAGACTCCGCGACGGAGCCTGCGAGATCGGTGCTAATTCGCTTTAACGTGTCAGCAAAGACGCGGACGACTTCCGCTGCGGAGCGATGTGCTGCCGCCTGCGAATTGAGGGCTTCCATCTCTTTCTGGAGAGCCGCGTTTCGCTCTGGAGTCGTGCCCTGCTCAAGTTCGTCTGTGATCTGTTCAAGTCGAGCAGCGACTTTTTCGGCCTGATCGCGAGTGCTACTGAAAGGTGCGATGTTTTCGTCAATGAGCGACTGCACTGCCGACAGTGATCGGCTTACCTCAATGCCCGCGTCAATGATGCCTTGGACGACCTTGTCGTCAATCGCGATTTTTATCTTGTTGTCCAGTTGGGCTATCAATAACTCAAGCCTTTGCACGGCTTGATCGACAGCCGAGTTGTCTCCTGGCATATACCCCTGCGCGCCAGTCATGGCAGCCAACTGATCTTGGAGGGCTGCACGAAGTTCAACGTCCGACCCAGCAGCCGCCGCTTGCTCCGCGCGCTGCCGCGCGGCCTTCATGCGATCCCGCCTGTCGTCGTAGTCTGCGACCCCTGGCACGAAAGCCTCAAAAAAAGACATTCCGGCCGATTCCGCTTCTCCTGCGACCCGTATCGCGGCAGCGGCTTCGTCGCGGCCAACATTTTGCGAATTGACCGCCTCCTCCCTTGCGCGTTTTTCGCGCTCTTTTGATTCTCGGAGTTGTTTTTGAAGCAGAATCACGCGGCCCACGCTGGTAGCGCTGTCAATTTGCCGCTCCAGCATTGCCTGCGTGGCCCGTTCGCGAGCCACTTCCGGCGAGGCGGCCGCGATTCTTTCCTCTGCCTGCTCCCGCCGTTTCTTCATCACCTCGTCGCGGTCTTTCGCGAAAGACCGCGACTCCTCGGTGGCCTTGGAAAACACGTTTCGCGTCAAAGAGTTTCCGAGAGAGCGATATGCCTGGGCCAACTCCTCTACAAGCGATTTCTGGCGAGAGATGGCATCATTCAGCGACTTGGTTTGATCTTCAGCCTCTCGGCCGCCGTTGATCCACTTTGTGAGCGCCAGCGCCGCTTGCGCTGTGATTGTCACCCCCAAGCCAACAAACAACCCGGCCGTTCCACCAAGTATGAACGCCATTTGCGAAATGTTGTTACTGACAGCGCGGAGTTTTTGATCAAAACCGCCAGTAGACGACATAAAGTCATCGATGGCGAAGCCCAACTGCTGAATTGCGAGGGAGGCGTTTCCGGCTCCCATCCGGCTTATGTCGCCCTGCCTTCGCGAGCCTGCCTGCGCGACACTGTTGGCTAAATAACCAGCGTCAATGCCGCGAAGCGATGCGATTGTGGAGACTGCTTGGTTGCGGAGGTCGGCCAACTCACGCTGCACGCTCTCGGTCGCTATCGTCCCGTTTGCCATTGCGGCGGCGATAGCGCTCCGCAGGTTGTTGAACGCCTGAACCCCTGGTCCGCGGGCTTCGGCCGACACGAGGCTCAATTCACTTTGTAGGACGTTGAGTTGGGCGGTCATCCGAGATGCGGCCGCTTGATCAAGCCCAAATTCAACTCCGGCCGTGCCGGCGCCACCGTGCCCCTGGACAATCTCCATTGCGGCCGCCAACCTTCTCGCTGCCTGCTCGGCGTCCTGAAGTCTGCCCTCAAGCGAGTCGATAGCGTTGATGGCGGGCGTCACGTCCCCCGCCATCTGAATGAACTCATTCTGTATGGCGTTGAGCGCCGGCAGCATCCCTTGCCGAAGCGTGGCCGGAAGCGACTCTAGTTGAGATCGGAGGTTGACAATGCGTTGCCCGACTGATCGCAATTGCCGCGGCACCTCGGAGGCGCTCGCGTTATCAGTTCCAAGCATTTCAGACGCTTGCCGTCGCCGTTGCGCTCGCTGGCCCTCGGCAACGCCTGTGCTAAAGCCCGTGCGGGAGATGTCCGTGCGCTCGCCAACGTGTTTGGCGATTTCCGCCTCGCGCTCTTTTATGCGCTGCGCGGCAATGCTGGAACTCATGCCCGTGCGGGAGATGTCCGTGCGCTCGCCAATGCGTTTGGCGATTTCCGCCTCGCGCTCTTTTATGCGCTGCGCGGCAATGCTGGAACTCATGCCCGTGCGGGAGATGTCCGTCTTCGCTCCGATGTTCTTTTCAATCCACGCCCGTCGCTCCAGTTCATCGTTTAGGCTGCGCCACACCGCCAATTGGGCCGTGAGTTTCGCGGTGGCAGCCGGCACGTCGCCGTTGACGAGTTGGGCTTCGTTCTCCAGGGCGGCGTTCAGCCGCTCGGCCTCCGCAGCGGCCGCCGATATTTGCGATACCATGCCGGCGAACCCGCCAGAAGCGACCGAAGACGGCGAAAGCGCAGCCGCCTCCTGCTGAAGCCGCTGCGAGCGAGTGGCTTCCGCTACAAACTGCGGGTTACTGAACCGCAGTTCTTTCCCTGTCGCGAGGCCGCCGACGAGTTTGCTGGCCTCGCTCAATCGCTTCATAGAATCGACGGCCACGCTGACGGCACCGGCGACTCGCTGGAATCGCTCCTCCGACACGGTGCCGGTCTTGTTAATCGTGTCAGCCAGCCGCTCGGTCAACACTTGGGCTTGCCTGAGCGCGGGGCTGAACTCGCCCTGCACCTCCATCGACAACTGGTTGAACGACTTGGTCGCCGCGGTCAGGGGGCCGTCGATCTCCTTCGTCACCGACGCGAACGCTCGCATCCGGCCAACGGCCGACGCGAGGTCTGGCCCAGCGAAGCCCTTGAAGGACAGTTTCCCGGTGGACGCCGCCTGAAGCGCCCGCTCCAGTTTCTGCGCCTCGGTGTAGATGCCGCGCAGCGAGGCCGTCGCTTTCGTCTGCGCCGACGTGAGCGACGACTGCATTGAGGACGCGAACTTCTGCACGTCCTTCGCGGCGCCGTTCAGTTTGGACTGAAAGTCGCTTGTGTTGGCCGAAACTACGGCCGATATTTTGCCGAGATAGCCGTTTGCCATAGTCTCATCCTTGCATCTTTATCAACTTCGCTATCTCGGCAACCATTTGCTCTTTAGTCTGTCGAGGCCGCGGCGGCGCGTGCGACGACGGAATGAACGCGGCCTCGTCTGGAATATCGTGCTTCTTGTAGTTGCCGGAGGACGCCATGATGACCCTGCAAATCCTCGCGGTTTGCTGCCAACCGTCGCTGATCGGCCAGCGCTGGTCATAGGCGTACCATTCGGCTATCTCGTCAGAGTCGATAGTCTCCAGAAGTTCTCGGACGGTCTTGCCAAGGGCCAGGGCTAGGCGGAAGTAGAAGCGGCGTTCTGGTCGGACGCCGAACCTTCCCCCATCGCATCAACTGCCTCCTTGGTGAAGCCATTGATGGCCCAGGCCGCGTCGAACACGCGATTGATCACCACGCTCGACCGCTCGCCCAAGGCGTCGATGTCGGCGTCGGTCAGGATCGTCGCACCGTCCTCGTCGCAGAGCGTCAGGATGAGAAACTTCATGCGGAAGTTCTTCATGCGCTGCTCGGCCGCCAGGGCTTCCTCAAAGGACTCGCGGGCCTTGCCGTTGATGACGCGGACGTAGTAGGTGCCGCCCCACTCTGGCACGTCAATGCTCTTGATGCGGATGTCCTTGGCGCCGAAAAGCCGCTTGCGAAGATCAGACGACATGCTCATGTGCTCCAACTGGTGGGGTGAAAAAAGACTAGGACGAGTAGTAATCCGTTAGCCGGAATTTCATCGTCCCGCGAACAAGGTCATTGACGGTGGCGCCGACGGTGGCCGATTCCAGCAGCACGTTGCGGCTGTAGGAGAATCCGGCAGACGAGAACGTCAGCATCCCCACTTGCTTAACAAGCGAGGACATGTCGCCGCCCAAGTAATCGACGGATACGCTGCCGCCAGACCACTCGCCGGTCGGGACGATGACGGACGTTGCGGCGCTCGCGTTCCAAGGGGTCATGTCCACAACTCCCGCGGTCGGTGTTTCCACCGAAATCCCGGTAAGCGTGAAACTGACACCCTTGAACGAGAATGTTGCGCCGTGCGCGGTGGTGCCGGCCATCGCCATTCACCCCAGCGCGGGCTACACCCGGATAGTAACGCTTCCCTTGGCGAGATCGCCCACGCTGCCACTGATGCTGGACGCCATGCACGTTCCGGTGCCGGAGTACGACAGGCCGCCGCCAGTGATCGAAACGCTGCCGCTTGAGCCGACGGAAGCAAGCCCGCCACCAATGAACTCAATCGTGACGTCGGTGTTACCTGCAAGGCCAGCCACAAACGGCCGTTTCGCGCCAACAGCAAGGCCCATGTGGCTACCATCGATCAAGTCCGTCGACTGGTTAACTGAAATGGAAGTCGCGTCGTAGGAAGTTCCGTTGAAAGAAGCGGTAACTCCAAGTGCTGCTGTCGCTGCCATGCTGCGCCTCCTTGCGCTCTAAAAGTATTACTGGGTAGCCTCTGACCAACGAATCTGAAACAGTTGTCGAACCTCGTATGCTGGCGGGAGTTGTGCCCCGACCGCGGCCGGATCGATAAAGTCGTCCGTTTCCGACACCAGCCTCATATCACTAATTGTAGCCCCCGCGAGCGTGCCGATGTGACCATCCAGGGCCAATCGCACCTCGTCGGCCAGGGTCCGCGTCATGTCGTAGGTGGTTCCCCACGAGGCGATCTGGAGGCTTACGAGCGGCAAGTGCGCCGGCCCTGTAAATGCCGATTCGCGGATGATGTTTTGGCGTTTGTAGACGCAGAACGGCATGGTCGCTGTCTTCGGGACTGCGATGGCGAAAACTTGAAAGCCGACCAGCCGGGCCACGCCTGGGGTCGTCACAAGCCGCTGAAAAACGTGCTTCTCCGGCGAGATGATCATGTGGACAACCTCTCCAGATTGCGCTTGAGGGCGGCCGTCAGCGTGCTCAAGACGGCCTGCTGCTCTTGGGTGATCGTGTTCTGCATGGCGTTCGTTGGCTTCATCTCGCCGTACTCATCGCCGGGGTGAAGCGTGACGGGGTGCTGGCGGCCGGTTTTCTTGTCGGTGTAGAAGTCGTGATTGCCGCCGCGGCCTCGCCGGGCCTGACGGGTCGGTTCGTCCCGCGACCCCATGAGGAAGTAATAGCCCTTCGACATATTGGCGAACTGCTGGTCGTTGGCCGATGAATGGCGGCTCATCTTGCCATTGATGGCTTGATGGACGTTGATGTAGGTCCGTCGGCCCTGCGTGCCCGGCCGCCGACGGCCTGTGCCGAACTCCACCAGCCATGCGTGGTTTCCCGAAGCCTGCTTGTCGTTGGCCCCGACGGGGCCGGTCTGAAGCGGCCCAACGATGGCGATGACGCCGCCGTCTTCGGGATACGACTTGACCTTCGTGCGAACGCTTTTGCGCAGATTCCCGGTCACGTCGGCCACGCGGCTGCGATAGCCATTTTCGATGTGCTTGGCGGCCTCCTTGACGCAGTTGCCAAGCGCGGCCGGCTCACCCATCTTGGCCGCCAAGGATTGCAGTTTCAGCGCCAACTCGCGGATGCCGGCCGTCTTGACCGTGACGAAGCCCTGCGCGAGAGACTTTCCTGTCGAGCCGCCAATGTCGCGGGCGACACCCTCTCCCTGTGTGATGCCGGGGAGGCCGAGATCGTTCATCACTCCACCTCTCTCGCCATGATTTCGTGCACGGTGCGAACTTCCCGCTCCATGACGCTCACGATCTCCATCATCCGCCCCCGCCAGGACAGGCGGTGCTGGTGCGTGATGCCGGGGAAGAACCGAATCCGTACCTTGTGTGTGATGATCGCGTTGGCCTGCTGCGCCTGGAGGGTTTCGCGGGCTGAAAGACCCTGGACGCTGGCCCATACCGTGCCGGCCGGCACAAACGGCACCACGGCCGCGCCCAGCGTGGACTGCTCGTCCGTCGCCGGGGCGAGGATGGTCACACGCTCGCGCATGAGGCCGGAAACGATCACTAGCCCACCCACACGCAGGAGTACGATCCAGTTCCGGCCACGGCCGCGACCGTAACCGTGGCGGTCGTCGGCAGGACGGCCACCCTGTCGGCGGTCACGTCGAGGCCGCCGGCCAAGCGGAGCGGGCCGGCGCCTGTGTTCTTGATGACGAGCGTCGAGAGCGTGGCCGGGCCGGTGATCGCCACGGCAGCCGTCGTACACGTCGCTGTCAGGGCCACCGCGGCCAGCGGAGAGGTCGAAACGTGGTCGGACAGCGTGCCGATGGTCAGCGTCGTGGCTGTGGCATCCTGAAATACAACGTCAACGTCCACGCGGGCGCGAATGGTCATCGGTAGACTCCCAGGCCGGAGGCGGCCAGCAGCGTGTCGAACATGTAAGGCGTCGAGGTCATGCTGCCGACAACTGCCGGCTGCCGCGTGTCGAACCAGTGGGCGACCAGGGCGAGGATCAGCAACTTGGCGGGCGGGGGCACGTCCGCAGGCAATGCGCCGTATCCGGCTGAATACTGCACGGTGACGGAGTTCTCGTCGCCGCGAGTCGGCGGCCACGCCGTGGCCCACTGCGGATAGATACGGCCGGGCATGACGCGATAGTCCACCTGAAAGTCATTGGCCGCGCTCGTCAGCGTCGAATAGGTGCCATCGCCGTTCCGGTAGGTGACCGTGACGGGGGCGTTCAGCATCGGCATCCTGGGCAAAATGATGGCCCACACGGGAAACAGGTCGTAGCGGGCTTCCCACACGCTGGTCATCAGCGTTAGTTCCAGCACGTCCTCGACGTAGACCCTTCCGCACTGGATGAGGGAGGTGATGTAGTCGTCGGAGTCGGTGGTATCGACGCGGCACTGCGCCTTGGCCTGGGCGAGCGTCACCGGCTCGGCAGACGGGCCGCTGACCCTCACGAGGCTTCGATACGGGGTGATCGAAGACGTGGGCCGCTGGGGCGTTCCGAAAACGATCTGATCCATGACTACCGCTTCCTCTTGTGTTTTGGAGCGGCATCCGCTCGCTCGACTTCCCTGTCTTCGTCCGCAGTCTCGACGGCCCGTTCTTCGTGCTCGTCAACGGCCGCGATCAGCCCCTTGCGGATGAAGATGTCGCACATGCCGCCGGGCCAATCCTCAAACACTTGGCCGGCTTCGTAGTTCCCGAAGTTGTGGAGCACGCGAATTTTCATGTCACCCGCCCCCAGGCGTCCTCGGGCGACTTCTGCCCGTTCGTCCAGTAGTCAGTGGTGTGCTGATGCACCTTGCACTGCGGATTCGCGCGGCTGGGCCAAGTGATCATCAGTTCGGCGTGGCCGACGCTGATGTTCGTGGCGATGCCCAGCGTGTTGCCAGCCTTGGCCCACTGGCGCCAGAAAAATATGTCTTCTTCGCAGTGGCCCCCGTCCCACATGCCCTTTTCGTTGGGCTGGGCCAGAAACCACGGCTTCGGCATCTTCTTGAGGGCTTCGGTGCGAAGGAACGTGCAGCCGAAGTGAGCCGTCTCGACTCGCTGGACGGGCTTGGCGAACCAATCGTCCTCGACGCTGGACTGTTCTTCCAGCGACACCCCCGCCTTGGCGAACATCACCGTGTTGGCCTCGCGCTTAGTCTGTAGCGGCGCGATGGCGTCCACGCCAGAGTGCATGAGCAAGGCCAGAAGCGCCTCGACCGTGCGGGCGTTGAAAATCGTGTCGTAATCAAAGGTCAGGATCACGTCATTTTCCTCAATGACGGTTTCCATCACTCTCTGGAGCGTCTGCCCCCAAAACGCCCCGCAGATTTTGGTGGGCGCGATGCCGTGCGGGGCCAGAGCGGCCGCCACGCAGAAGAAGTTGTCAGAGAAGGTCAGGCGCGGGGTGCTCATCACCGCCGCGACCTTGACCTCCGCTTCTACACCACCAATACGCAGCAGCACGTTTCGCTCCTTGTGTGGAGCGGGCGCGCATCCTTGCGCCTTCGTCGGCCCGTCATGGCCGTCCCGCTTGTACGGGATCAGCCCTTGACCCAGCCGATGACGCCGGCCTCGGACGCAGACGACGGAGCGTTCTCGCCGCGGGACAGACGAGCCGTGACCGCCGTGTTGACGGACACCGCCGGAGTCGCCGTGACCTTGAGGTAGCGCTTCTTCGACTTCGCATCCACGTCCAACTTCACGATGGACGCCACGGCGGTGGGGGCCGTGGGGATCGTGAAGTCGGTGCCGCCGGTCATGCCGGCGACCGCGGAGTAGGACGAGTCGTCGTCTGACTCCTCAATCTTGAGCACGCTGGCGAACACCGTGCTGGCGTTGCTGGCCCGCAGAACCGCTACGCTGGCGTAGTCATAGCCCAGCGTGTCGATGGTCAGGGTCACGGCGCTGGTGCCGACGCTCGTGGGGAGCGAGGCCACCACTTTTTCCATCTGCGAATGAATCATGGTTCTAGGTTCTCCTTGTTGGTGGCTTCACGATCACGAGGCAGCGGTCTTGAGGGCCAGCACCGGGCCGGGCGTCGTGTTGTCGCCAAGCGAGTGGTGAACGATGTCGAACCGCATGGTGCCCTGGAGGAGCAACTGATCGGTCGTGGCGTACACTTGGTCGTACATCCGCACCGAGAAGTCACGCCGACGAGCGTAGATGCTCGACAGGCCCAGGTTGGCAAACAGCACCTTCACCTTGCCGGCGTCAGCGCCCAGCGTCGTGTCCATGACGTGGACGAGGTTGACCGGGAAGCCAAGGAACGACTCGCTGGCACCGCCGCCCAACTGTTCGATGGTGTTACCGCCGGCCGCGTAGCGGAGGCGGGCCATCGAAGCCGCGAAGCCGGCCGGGCTGATGTACCACTGGGCACCCTGGCGGGCGTACAGCGGCATCTTGCCGATCAGACGGATGAAGTCCGTCACGGTCAGCGTCTCAAACCCGGTGTGGCCGGAGTCGGCAGCCTGCACCGACGCGGTGTGAGTGCCGTCGTTGATCTTGTTCACGATCCCGTTGATGCCGCCGTAGGTCTGGGTGCCGTCACCGTTCCAGCCACAGAGGTCAACCTTGTAGGCCAGCGAGGTCGCGAACTCGTTGGCGACTGCGTCGGCCAGCGAGATCAGTGCGTCCTCGACAACCTCGCTCGACATGCGGGTTCCGACCGCCAACTTCTTGGCGATCAGTTGCACGTTGCTGTAAGTCGGCTCGGACTCGGTGACCGCCACGCCTTCGCCCACGAAGTACGCCGACGTGCCGGTGATGCGCTTCGGGATCACCATCGTGTCCCGCGTCATGTTGACCTTCTCGACGTTCGACCGGGCGAACGTGCCGTAGTTCTCGACCAGCCGGATCACGCGGTTGGCGAACTCCTCGGGCACCAGGGCGCCACCCGAAGCGTTGCTGTTCTCGCCAAGGGCACGGCTCTCGACGCCGTGATCCTTGCACCACCGGAGGTCTTCGGCGTTCTTGAAGACGTGCGCCCGCAGCCACCGGCCGCAGCGATACGCGCTCTCGACGGCCTCGGGGCCATCGTTGAACGCGGTCAACTGGGAGTGATGGGTGGAGAGCGAACGAATCTCGACGGGCTTCTTGTCCTCGGCCTTCACCTCGGCCACGGGGGCCGGGGCGGGGGCGGCCTTCTCGGTCACCGAACGGAGTTCGGCTTCCTTGGCGGCGATCTTCGCCTCAAAGTCCAGGCCCGCCTTGAGGTCGTCGGCCTCCTTCGACAGCCGCACGAGGTCGGCGGTCTGCGCCTCGGAACGCTCCTCGACAGCGGCCAGTTCCGCCATCTGCGCGGCGACGGCCGCGGCACGATCCTGAAGTCGCTTGAGATTGCTCGCCATGTTGGCCCTGCTCCTTGTTGAGCCGGCCAACGCGAACAAATGCGGCGGCCGGCGGGTGATTCCCGCAAGCACGCCGCGACCAGAATCCCCTGGTCACTCGCACTGCTCCCTGCGACTTCCGTCGCAAGGCAATGTCTACTCTTGTAGCCTACGACGCTGACGTGCTGCCGTGCAACCAAGTCGTCAGCAATTTTGCCTTGAGCGCTGCTGCGGCGCCGGCGTAGTCGATCCCCGGCGCCGGCAACTCGGGCGCCGACTTCTGCTCGACCGCTTCGGCCTCGGGCTGCGAGCGGGCGCCGTCAGGGATGATCCACAACTTGCACACCGCGTCAGGCGCGATGTCTCCCGCCACGATGTAGCAGCGGCCCTCGCCTTCAAAGAACACGCAGTTCTTGCAGGCAATCTGACCGAACGGGCTTTTCGCGATGTAGTGCGATTCGGCCTGCGACCACTGGCCCATTTCCTCCGCGATTGCTTCGTAGGACTCGGCAGTGGCAAGGTCGCGCTCCGACAGGCCGTCTTCGTATTCGTCGTCCATGCCCTCCATGTCACGAGCCTCGTCGGCACGGCGAAGTTCGGCCACCTTGGCGGCACTCCAGCGCCGGCCGGCAGCGCCAGCCCACAGCAAAAACGCTACGAAACCGGGGGATTCCTCGCCGGGTTTGTCCCAGCCGGGCCTCTTGTCCACCTTGTGGCGAGCGTGCCACGCGGCCATCTTGACGACTTTTTCCTTCGTCAGCGGCTCTCTGGCGGCGATCTTTCGCGCCCACGCGACCGTGGCCGAGACGAGGCCATCGCCTCCGCGACCATCCTCGTAGAGTTTCAGTCCGCGGCGGCAGGCGGCAGCCATGCCGGCGGTCGGCCGGAGGTTCACATCGCTGTCGCGAGTCTCGACGGCGGCCGGCTCGGGGGCCGGCGCGGCGATCTCGGCGTGGCCTTCATCGCCCTGCGCTCGACGCTCAAGCCACTTCCGGCCGGAGCCGCCGCCGGCCAACTGATACTCGACCCAGGCGGGCGTGCCGGCCCAGTTGTCGGCCTTCGCGGCCGCGCAGCGCTCGTGAACGCCGGCCAGATACAGCGCTTCCTCGACGCACACGACCTCGCGGGCCGCGATCCGCTCGGCAATGCCGGTCAAAACGCCGTCGATTTCGGTGTGCTTGCTGACCAGTTTCAGGCCGCGCTTGGCGGCGTTCGCCATCGTCTGGTTCGGGCGATAGTTGTCCCCAAGGGCCATTTCGATGGCCCTGCGGCTCACCACGACGCTGGATGAGGCGTATGCGGGCCTGACCACGGG